CGCCTTCAAACGGTACAACATCCGTGATGTCGAGGTCGAGATGTCCATTCAGGAAAAGCTCGCCAAGTTCCCTGTGCCGGAAACAGTCTGGGAGCAATACCACCTCGATCAGGAAATCAACGACAGAGGCGTCGCCCTTGATATGGAGCTGGTGCATCAAGCCATCGCTATGGACACCCGCTCCCGTGCGGATCTCACTGCTGCCATGAAGAAGCTGACCGCTTTGGACAATCCCAACTCCGTGCAGCAGATGAAGCAGTGGCTTTCAGACAACGGGCTGGAGGTCGATTCCCTCGGAAAGAAGGAAGTTGCTGAAATGCTCAAAACCGCTCCGGCAGAGCTCCAGAAGGTTCTCCTTCTCCGGCAGCAGCTGGCCAAATCGTCCGTCAAGAAGTATCAGGCGATGGAAAAGGCAGTCTGCGCCGATGGTCGTGCTCGTGGAATGTTTCAGTTCTACGGCGCCAACAGGACCGGTCGTTGGGCCGGACGCATTATCCAGATGCAGAACCTGCCCCAGAACCATCTTCCGGATCTGGCAGAAGCCCGTGGTCTTGTCCGTTGTGGCGACTTTGAAGGCGTGGAGCTTCTCTACGAAGATGTGCCAGATACGCTCTCGCAGCTGATCCGCACCGCCTTTGTGCCGAAGCCGGGATACAAGTTCATCGTCTCCGACTTCTCGGCGATCGAGGCCAGAGTGCTGGCGTGGTTTGCCGGTGAAATCTGGCGTCAGGAGGTCTTTGAAAAAGGCGGCGACATCTACTGCGCTTCCGCATCGCAGATGTTCAAGGTTCCTGTTGAAAAGCACGGCGTGAACGGCCACCTGCGGCAAAAAGGCAAAATTGCTGAACTCGCCCTCGGCTATGGCGGCTCTATCGGAGCTCTCAAAGCGATGGGAGCCTTGGAGATGGGCCTTTCGGAAGACGAGCTTCAGCCGCTGGTCACTGCTTGGCGCAACTCGAACCAGAACATTGTGAGGTTCTGGTGGGATATCGACCGGGCAGCTATGAATGCCGTGAAGTATCACATGGACGGCGAGGTCTGCGGCATCAAGTTCTGCTACCAGAGCGGGATGCTCTTCATTACGCTCCCGTCCGGCAGACGCCTCTCGTATGTAAAGCCCAAGCTCGGTACAAATCAGTTCGGCAGCGAGTGTATCACCTACGAGGGTATCGGCGGTACAAAAAAGTGGGAGCGGCTGGAGACCTACGGACCGAAGCTCGTGGAGAA